TAGCCGAATCCGAAAAATAATTAGATTTTTTAAAGTAAATTCTTTACCATCAATTTCAAATAAAGATAATGGTGGTTCAATTTTTATGGAAACTCCAAATGTTTTCAAAATTGAATATATGAAATCTGGATCAACAAGAAATACTGCATTACCTCAACCAAAAATTTGTGCATTGGTTGGAATGCAAGTAGATCATACTCCAGATGGTATTGGATGGTCTGCATATGAAGATTCTCATCCAACTGCTACTACTATATCTTTAGCCTTTACAGAATTAACTCCTATATTTGCAAATCAATATATGGAGAATGGTGCGATAACTTACTCAGACGATGTAGGATTCTAATGTCATACTTTCGCAAAATACCAGATCTACTATATCCAACTTTAAGGAATGAAAGAACTTCATCAAAGGATTATACATTAATTAAAAATTTATTTAAACGTGCAAAAATCCGAGATGATTTAATTAATATTTTTACTGCGTTTGAGAGATATAAAATTGTTGGAGATGATCGCCCAGATACAGTTTCTCAGAAAATTTATGGCGATTCTTTCTACGATTGGTTGATTTTATTAACAAATGAAATTCAAAATATAAGAACAGATTGGCCAATGAGCCAATCCGATTTAAATAACTACATTACAGAAAAATATACTCCGCAGGAATTAAGTCAAATTCATCATTACGAAACCCGATTGGTCAGAGATAGTTCTGGAAATATCATAATGCCAGAAGGAATTGTAGTTGACTCTGATTTTATAATTACCTATTCAGATTATGGTCAATTAATTGAAAATACTGCAGATGTAATATCAGTTTCATATTTTGAAAATGAAATTCGTAGAAACGATGATAAAAGAAATATCTTGATTCTGCGTCCAGAATATATTAATACAGTTGAAAAGGATCTTCAAACTTTGTACATAAGCGAAAGAGAGTCTAGTGAATTTTACAACACTAAGACTCTCAAAACTTTTAATCCTAGAACTTCTTAATCAGTCATCTTCAGCAAGACGCTGGAAGTAACTCAGGGCATCGTCCTCGTCGTCTGTAGAAGGCTTTGCTAAAGATTTGGACTCTGTGTACCGGAATTCTTCTTCGTCCTCTAGAGACTCATCTACAGGGGTCTGGCTGCCAGAAAGTCCAAGAGCTTTATTTAACCGAGTTTGAATTTGTTCAGCGGTTTTGAAATTGCTAGGATTTAGAAATTCTGCAATAGAATATTCCCGATTCCAAAGTGCTTCCATAGCAGAATCATCTTCAAGAAGTGGAGAAGGTTTCATAAATTCACTAGAATCGTAATTCCAGTATCCAGCAACATTCTTGATCTTCAACTTGAAGTTAGCTCCTTGCCAGAAATCAAAGGGATTAATTGGATCTTCATCTTCAAATTCATATGCCTCTGAATCTAATTCGGGTTTCATTGCGGCTTGAATCTTATCAAAGATCTTTTTACCATATTTGAAGAGAAATACTTTACCTTCGTTTTCAGAATTTGCTGGATCTTTTACAACGTAGATATTAGAATAGTAAGAAAGTTTACGCTTACGATTCCGAGCAATTTCTTTGTTAGAATCAGATCCACTATTCCACAGAAGACTATTTGCTTGGCATACGGGGCAGGTTTGTCCCAATGTGGTCAGACAGTTATCAATAAACCATCCACCACTACCTTTAAATGCATGAGAATAAACTTTTACAAATGGAAGTTCTTCACCTTCTGGGGCAGGAAGAAACCGAATAACGGCATATCCATTACCAGATTTATCAACTTCAGGTTTCCAAAGACGTTCATCTGCAGTTGAACCAGTGGAATTAAGTTTTTCCACTTCTTCCACCAATTTAGCCGTAAGGCTACCGAGAGAAGATTGTTTTTTTAGGTCAGAAAATGACATAGAATTAGGGTATTTGCGTGATTTGATTAGGATCAGTTTTATTATATCAGATCAATTCTGGATTGTCAAGTGCTTTCTCCATAGTTTTAATGCGTTCTTCAAGAAACGAAAACATTTCTCGGATATCCACATCTATTGGAAGTCCCATCATGCGAGCAGTATGAATCATACGCTCCATGAGTTCCTTTGCATCTGGATCGTCTGAAAGGGATAACCTTGTGTACAATATTTTTTGTTTTTCTAAAAGATTGCGAAGAAGAGAAACATGAGTTAGTTTTTCTTTTACAGAATATTCTGGAAACTTTAAGGTGCTTACCAAAATATTCTGCTGAAGTTTACTAATTTCAGAAATCTCTCCCTTTACAACTTCGGAATTAAAGAAGTTAGACATTCTCCTCTACTTTTTCTGGTGAATCTGTAGTTTCAGCTACTGATTCCTTTTCAGGAAGTTGTACTCCCTGACCCTGAAGATATTCAATAATACCCTGTAGCTTAAGTGCAAGTTCTCTCTTTTCAGTGAGTTGGGTATTTAAAATTTGCATATCTTTCAGCAATTCAGATTGCTGATCAACACATGCTTTAAGATGCTTTTGTTGGTCATCCATTTGTAATTTTCTCCCTTAGAATGATTTTGTAATGTTTATAATCAATATTCAAAAACGATTTATATTTTTGAATTTTCATACTATAAGAATCCCAAATCGGGTCATCCATTGTTGCATCAAAGTCTTTGATATAATGTAATATGTTATCAAGAATTATCATAGTTTCAATGGATATTTTATTTATCATGTGCTCTTTTAATAGTATAGGGTGTTTACCCAACATACATTCAAAGACTTTTTCAAATTCATATTCAGAAAATAGATCATCTATCTCCTGTTTGAAGTTGTAAGTAAGTTTTTCATTTCTAGACTTCCATGATAAAAAATGTTTTTCCCCAGAATCAATAATCTCTTTAATCCAAGGAAATTCACTTATTGGACTTTCTACAAAATTTGACAGAAAGAATTCTTGAATTTCTCTATCAGATTTTTTTCTAGACATTTTTTCAAAAAAATATCTATCAGTTCTCTTATTGAAACTCTTTTCAGTCACTTTAAGTTTTCCACAATAGCGAAAATAATCATAGCTTGGCTTAGTGAAATGATTCTTAATTGCTAAGTAAGTTTTGTAGCAATCAAACGGTGTCATATTGGAAGCTTTGCTTTAGAAGATCTTTGCAAGAAATTGAGTTGAATTGCATCAAATTTTAAACGTTCTTTCAATGGTTTAGATAAAAGTTTTGGAACTATATCAAGCTCAACTTTATTGATTTCACAGTATTGAACTATTGCTTCAATATAGTTAAGATTATCATCCTTTACAATTTTTTCAATTTCAGCAGAAAATTTAGACTGACTTAGAAATTTATCCTTTAAAGCAGTTTGTAACTCTTTGGTTTTATCCATAGCATTGTATTTTGTCCTGTACGAACGTTTTAGTGTATTTTACCAATAGTTTAATGTAGTCTGGTAAATTTCTCTTCTCAAAAACTTTGACCTCACCTCCAGGAGTTACCATAATTGTAACAAGTTTTTTCACCACTTTCCCAGTTAATTCATGATACATGCAAGCATAAGCAACTTCCTGAACAAAGTATTGTTGAATCCATTCTTCAGGTTTAATTTTAGCTGATGTTTTAAAGTCAATGATGGAAAGTTCATTATTATATTCGGCAATGCAATCAACTCTTCCAGCAATTCCAAAATAATCACTATAAAGTGATTTTTCAATTGCGTGAATATTATCAATTTTATCAATATGAGGTTTTGCAGCTTCAAACATAAAATCAGTTTCTTCACTCAGAAAAGTCATCTCTTTATTTTCCAGATAGTCCTGGCAGATTTGGTGAAATTTAGTACCCCGAATAGTGGATTCTCGGCAAACTCTATCTGCTTCTTCAGCTCCTACTCTTTCTCTCCATCGTTTGAAAACTTCACGGTTATAATGAGATGTGATAGAAGTTATTGATGGATAAAGTTTTCCTTCTGGAGTTGGATAATAGCGAACACTATCAATCGTTCTAGCCTCCATTTCTGGAAGCTCAATGTTAAGGTGGGTGAACATTAGAATCCTAAATTCAGTTTGTTTACGATGTAAGATTTAACCAGACCTGAACGAACAATATCGTCAATACCAAATTCAACACACTCAAATTCCGGCATTGCATGTAAAATTTTTGTGAAATCAACGATACCTGTTTTTTCATTTTGCCTAACTAAATCACTTTGAGTGGCGTCACCACAAAACATAATTTTAGAGTTTTCACCAACTCTTGTAATTATACTATCAAGTTCGTGAAAATTCAAGTTTTGACATTCATCTACGATAATGATGCAATTATCTAAAGTTGTTCCTCGGATAAACGAAGTACTCCAAAAGCTAATTGATTCTTGAGACTTAAGACTTGTATAAAGACTTTCAAAAGCATTATCATCTGGAAGCTGAAACATGTACTTGACCATATTCTTATAGGGAATCTGGTAAAGAGAAGCTTTATCTTCGTGAGTTCCTGGAAGAAATCCAATTTCTCTTGTTGCGACTAAAGATCTTACAATGTAGATTTTATCATAATCTGTAGTAATATCTAAAACTTCTTGTAAAGCAAGATATAAAGTAATGAAAGTTTTACCAGTTCCAGCACAACCATAAGCAAAAATATTTTTTCCTTCGGAATATGCATCAAAAAGTCTTCCTTGATTTTTTGTAAGTGGGTCAACGTCAATAAGAAGATCGCTGTTGATGGGTTTTTTCCTTCTCATTTGCTTTGAGGACATATTAATTCCTGTTGCGGTCTGAGCCGAAGATCTTTTTCTAGACATTGAATTACTTGTAAGGTTTTACTACTGATCCTGGAACTTTTGAAACTTTATGAAGAACTTCATTCCATCCACCATCAGTTTTATTTTGAAAATCTCCAATACCACTAACAGCATTGGGAACATATGGTAATTGTGTAATTTGAGGATTGGCTTCTAGATACGGTTGTCTTTCAGCCATATACATCCATTTTTCAAACACTTCACCCGTATCATGATCTTTAAACTTATATGTTGGCAAGGTAAACCTCCGTGATATTTAGTTTATGCCCAGCTTAGAGCTGATGCAATTGTTGGAAACTCAGTAGAAAATAAATTTTTACATAGTTTTGCAATCTCCATATGTTCTTTCTGAGTTCCATTTTTTTCTCTCAATAGAATATAATGAATCCAACTACGAACACTTCCCGTCATATAAAGACGTGTTGGAGTTGCTTGAGGAAGTACAAACCGAGCACATTCTTTTGCCACACCTTGTTCCAGTAGAAAACTATAAGCATCTTGAGCATCCCTAAAAAGATCCCTAATCATTTTATTCATTGCAAAAACTACCTCTTCGTCCAAATCATCAATTGAATTTTGACGATTTTTACTATCTTGACGACGAAGTTCTGGAATCGGAATCTCTTCAGTGATCAAATTTGCATCTGCATATCTTTGGGAGAATTGTTGAAATGTAAAACTTCTATGTCTTAGAATTTGAGTAGCAATTGCAAGTGATGTATTGATTTCAATAGTCATAAATGCATGTTCAAAAATTGACCAATGCTGATGCTGAATGCAATACTTAATCAATCCTTCAAATGAATTATTTTCTTGATTTTTTGGATTACTTACACGAGCACAGTATGCAATATGTTCTTCAGAATTAGGTGTTACTTGAATCAGTTTTACTATCGGTTTCATTAAATTCAGTGAGTAAATTATTTTTAATAAATTTTTTACGTTTTTTACGAAGAATTGCACTGTCCATTTGCCTCTTCATATATTGAATCTCGGCGGGATCATACAAATGTTCTCGCTTTAAAGCATTTTTAACTAATCGTATAAGTTGCTTGTCTTTCATCCCTGATTGCGTTTTTTTGAACTGTCTGGCTTAGTACCCCCATATAGTCTAGGACTAATTCTTCCATTTGTCAAGTTTATGGAGAGAATAGAATCTTTACCAAATCTATCATAGTATGCATCAAATACTTTAACTTTAGCATAGGATTGAACAATATCATGATAAAGTTTATCTTCTACGTTGTATGATACAATTAATGCATTTTGTGGCAAATTCTTAGATTGCTTAACAGATAAATCACAATTTTCGTGAATTAACTTTAATCCATAAATTTTTAAATTTTCCTTATCCTCCTTACTCCAAAGTGAGGAATCAGGTTCTGTCTCCCCATTGGATGTTGGGAAAGGCTTCTTTAACGACGTTGTGGGTGATTCTATATTTTTTTCCAAGTTTCTTATCCTTTACTAAACAAACTACTTCGGCTTCTTCTTGATGCAATGCTTCAATCATTTGAATAAAAAGCATTTCCTTCTTTGCTTGAGCCATTTCAAAGTCACCACCTTCAACAAAATGATAAAACTTTGTATATTCTTTTGCAATTCTTGTATGCTCTGTTCCAACTGGAGCATCATTTGGAGTATATGGAACTTGACCTTCAGGTAGCAGTGAAATAATTGAAGGATCAAAGTTCCATATAAGTAAAGCTTTCAAAGCAGGGGATTCATAGTTTTTAAAAATCTCTACTTTTTCTTCTTTCGTCTTAGCGTTTGATACTTTTTGTAAAATTTCCGAAATCAACGGGTTATTAGGCAGTTTCATTTCATCTCCGTGGTTACTTAATCGTCTTCGTAATCATCAAAAAAATCCTCACTCGGTTCAAATCTCACAGCAATTAATTCGTCTGGAAGTAGAACACCATTTTCATCATACATTTCTGGATGATACTGGATTTCAACCTGTTTCCAGAAATAATCCTTTGCAATCCATCCCACTAATCCGCCAACAAAAAGAAATAATATAGAAAATAAAACACTAAATGTTGCCGTTACTACTGTGAGTTCCATTTGATTGCTCCTCTACTTGGTGGTTCCTTATGTCTAAGGAAAATTCAAAGTAGATGGTTATATCTCGTCTGAGAAAAGAAACCATCTTGCCAAAGTTTATTAAAAATGTTTTGGGTCGTGGTATTTTCCTCCTAGGACGAAGCATCAGTTCAACCCCTTTATTTATTCCATTCATTATTGCGTTTCACGAAACCAATTAATAAGATCGGAATATCCTCCAATTAAATCATCATCATGAAAGATTTTTGGAAAAGTTGAATTATCTCCAAATTGATCAATAAACTCTTCACGAAGTAAGTTGTCTCCAAGTTTATATTCAATATAATTTAAATTGA